TTTACTTGTATCCAGTACCATTCTGGATGGTCCTGTTCCATCCAGATTATCAATATTGAACTGAGATTGATATACCCAATTATCTGTAGGGGCAGATCCAGGTTGTATGGTTGAACCAACTCCAACAAATGTTCCACCCCCAGTGTTGTTGGTAACACCGAAACTTCCTCCAAGACCTACTGGCGGACCATCATATAAAAACCAAACTTTATCATCAGCGTAATCAACAATCCATCCAGTATATATTCCAGCATTTGCAATTTGTGCTGCATTAAATTGAATAGATCCTGAAGTTACAGTAGTAGTAAATCCAACATCATTCAAATAAATTCTCAAATTTTCGCTGCCAGAAGCAGCAGTATTAACATCAAGTTCCCAAACTTGCCCTTTACTATTGTATCTACGAATAACAGCAAATTCTGAACTAGTACCAATCCCTACTGCACTATCCCCATAATTGTATCCAACTGCAAGAACATCACTTTGATTAATAAATCCAGCAACTTGTTGATAACCCAATTGAAACCCATTAGGCCATAATGCACTAATTCTTGCAACTGAACCTTGTCCTGGTCTATATCTAACAGATCTATTGGAACGAAGAGTTGCAAAAGAACCAGTACCAACTCCACTAGATATTGTCATCAATCCGTATTCATCTACAGACTGAGAACCAGTTCCTGAAGAATTTAATGCAAAATCATTACTATCATCTATACCATATAGTGCATCTAATTGAATAACCGGAGTTACTTCTACAGTAGAAACTTCTCCATAGGCAGATCTTTCTCCTTCAGACCTATTTAATGTTTTTCCCCATCTATCTGCCTGAATATAAACTTCATGTAAAGTTCTTTCTTGGTTTAGATAATCTTGAGTACTCTTGTTCCACTGAGCCATTAATCACTCCAACTTAATCTTTCTGGACGATATCTTTGAGTATTTTTAATATTTACCGGACTTGCCAATATTGGATAAATGTTATGAACGACAGCGCCCGGATAGTTATCTTGAAGTTGTTCTGTTAATTTATTTTTAGAAGGCATAGAACCTTCTATCTCTAATCTATATATCTTTCCTTCCCAAACAATATCAGCAAAATATGATTCGGTTGTTTGTTCCGGTTCTGATGCAGATGAAGAACCCCCAACATTGAGAGTCCCATTAAAATCACCATTGATGGTGATGCTTTCTGATAGAAATTCTTTGAAGTTTTTCATTAACACTTCCAACGACGACGGGCTTTACAAATTGCTTTATCGGGGTCTTTTGAGCAATCAATGTTGTGCATGTCTTGCTGACCCTTGGAGCGAGAGCAGAAGGACTTTCTGCGCTTTGCGTCTTTACTACCTGGTTTTGGATCACCAGTTACGGCAGTCTTTAACTTAGAACCTGGGTTCTCACGACGATATTCCTTAACTGCGTCAGGACTCATACCATCAGTTTTATCTTGCTTATTGACCTTTTGCCAATCTTCTCCAAGATCTTCTCTCCAGTTTAAGAAACCTTCCTGAACACCAGCACGTTGTGGTTTGACCTTTGACTTTCTCTTCTTGAATGAGTCCATGTCCACTGTGGTTCTAATGGTTCTTGCTTGAGTTTCCAGTTTCTCTCTCTTAGAAGGATCCTTTTCCTTAGAAGCAGCATAATCCTTATTGGATGCCTGAGAAAGCATACGTCCAATGTGAAGCGATTGCTGGCTCTCAGTGGCATAATAACCATTGATGGTATTGACCTTTTGCCAATCTTCTCCAAGTTCTTCTCTCCAGTTTGAGAAACTTTCTTTTGCAGTTTTTGTTCCTGTGGTCGAATAAAGTCTTTTATTTCCTACGCCAGGAATGAACTCACCAAGTTCTCCTTTTGCCTTATCATTATGATCTACATCACCATCGGCATCAGTGTCAATTCTTTTTGATGCTTTACTAACTAATTTTTTGAGATTCCTCCCAGAAGGAACTTCATGTGGAGTATGTGCTTGTCTGTGGATTTCATTTATTTCCTCTTCTTTAACACAGTTAGGAACTAATTTATTTCCTTTTTTCTTCATTCCATATTGCTTAAACCCACTCCAACAAGGATCTTTTTTTTGTTCAGATACAATAGGTTCTGGTTCTATGAGATTTATAGTTTCAATTTCAAGTGCCTTGAAATCATCTCTCCAATTTGAATAGCAATAATCCTTGGACATTTGAAGTATTGTATATTATTCTTTACTATTTAGAAAACCTTGTTTGAGTAACTTTTGCAAATCCGAAGTAGATCCAACAAATACGGCATTATTTGTGACGTTATTTGTTGTTTTTGTTGGTTCATCTGCAACGTCCTTTAATTTTTTCTGGAGATCTATCAGTTTATCTGTTGTATCTGCAACACTTTTAATTAACTGACCAGCAACTTCATATGCTCTGGGACTACCACCCTCCCCAGCAAGTTCCATAATTCCATTAATCGCTTCCTGACCCTTTTCAATAAGTGAATACAAGTTTGCTCTTGTATACTCATAATCTTTTTCAATATCTCCACCTTTGGATTTGATATCCCCAATTTCCTCAGATACTTTTTCCGGATTTACGATACTACTTTCCACATTAAGAGCATCGTCTATAGATTCATAATTATTGGACATAATCTTTACACGTCAGTATTCAGAGTTGGACTATATTCTCTTGAATCATCAAAGTCTTCCCATACTTCATTGAATCCGAAATCATCACCCGGTTCTGCATCTATTGGATCTGGAGTCACAGTATATCTAACTTCTCTCTTAGCAACTTGAGGATCAATTCCGGTGTACATATCAACCTGAACCTTACGAATAAGACCATCGCTAGAATCTGCAATAGGACCGAAGAGATATGTTTTTGCCGTAAATCTTAGAGTATAAATTAATGCTCGTCTCACAGTAAAATCACCCTCATAGTCATCCTGCATATCGATAGTATCGAGAATAACAGGAACATCTCTCTTCTCCCCAATCGAATCTACTAATTCTACGGTAAGATTGAAAGAAGGTTGGAAAAAGGGCAATATTTGCTCTATAATCTGCAGAGCATCATCACTGAGTTTTGAATAGATACTTAATTCGAATCCTATGTTATAAGGAACGGGCATATAAACCTTTTTTATATCACCAGACTTATCGCACGTTCTAAAGGTCTGTGTTACACTAGTTTTTCTTGCTGGATCATATTGGAGAGACACCATCTCAAAAGACATTCGAGGTAATGTTATAGCAATCGGTTTTGTTAAATTGGCTTGCTGTTCTAATTTCGCAACAAATTTCTGCATCGGTCCATATGACAGACCGACTTTAGTCTCATCAATTATATTATTTTTCTTATCTTCATGCCTGATGTAGATATTATTGAAGAGAGTTCCAAAACTAACGATTGTTTTTCGTATAATTTCGTGATAAAAATACTGTCCTAACATTAATATTCTCCGAATGGATTAGATTCACTGAAGTCTAAAATATTGTCTGCTTCAAATTCAATTTCTTCATTCTTATCATAAGGCTCTCCATAATTATCATTATCATATAATTTAAGTATATAGGCGGCCGAAGATTCCAGTCCTGTTATAATTTCTCCATTAAAGAATTGACCAGTGTTTATGCCAACAAATAGTTCTATCGGTGGATTATCCACATTAATATCTGTTCTAAGTTTTATGTTCTTAATAGTCGCAGTAGTTCCGGATCGAGAACCAGTAATAGATTCGCTAATTATATAAGTTCCTACCCCAACTGTAGATAATCCGGCGATTGTTACCGTTGGAGCTTCTGTGTATCCATAACCAGCATTTATTATCTGCAGTTCCGAAACCTCTCCAGAACTATTGAGAACTGCAACAGCTGTTGCAGTTTGACCTACGGAAGGTCCACTAATTGTAACCTCTGGAGTCTCTACATATCCACTTCCAGGATCATTTACTGTAAGGAAACGAATACCATTATCTACAACAACAGCAGTTGCTTTTGCTCCAGCCCCATTTCCTCCAGTAATGGTTATAAGTGGAGGGCTGACGTAGAAATTTTTGTATGAATAAGTGTATCCAATACCAGAATTTGTGATTTTGATAGAACCAACAGATTTACTATTACCAATGGAAGTTGTAATAGCTACAGCAGTTGCAATATCTGCCGGTATTCCAGTTGGAGATGCTTCTATAGTGACCGTTGGAGTTGAAGTGTAGTTATATCCATCATCTGTAAGTATAATCTCTCCAATCATACCTACACCACCAACTGTCGCTGTTCCAATTGCAGTAGTGCCAGTTGGAACCAACAGTAGTGATGTAATGTACCCCTCGTCCCGAACCAGACTATCTATTGCTTCTATAGAAGTGTCGATAAGTTCATTTTCATATTCATAAAGTTCACATAGAAGTTCATAGACATAAGTCTTACCTAATTGATAAAATGGTTTTTCTGCTTCTACTCTTTTTATTTCAAACAATCTCTCACCGAGAGGAAAATAAATTAAATCTCCTTCCCTTGGTCTGCCAGTAACTGGTACGTCTTCATCTCTAATAACAAACTGTTCATTTGCATCCTGTATACCACTTAAAAATGGAGATATAAATTCCTCAAATCTTTCTCTAGATATGATCAGATTGACCTCATTTTTCAACCGTAATCCAAATTTAGTCATTATATCAGAACCTGGAGCATATCCATCATAATTATCCAAATATGCTTCAATAATATAGTTGTCATCAAATTTTGATGTTTGAATTTCGTTTAAAATATTGTCACTCTTTAAAATTTTTCTAGGAATATAATATACATCAATACCATAAATTTTCAATTGCTCATTTATCAAATCCTGTACCAAAAATTGTTCTCTTGCAGAACCTTGCAGAAAAAATGAATTTAGTGTCATAATTATCCAATAAAATCGTATGGTGGAAGTTCATATTCCATAGTCATTCTCTGTTTAATATCTTCCAATTCTTTTTCGGCATCATCATAAATCTGCCTTCCATTAAGTTCAATTCCTCCAGGCAATTTTACCCCATTGAATTTAATTAAGTTTTGTCCCCACTGCCTCTTAATAAGTGAAGTTAGATATTTTTTTAAGAAACTGTCGTTATATACTTGTGTAAAGGAATTGGGATCCAAGGCACGATAGCAATCTATAACTAAAAATGTATTTTCTTGTGATCTCCAATCAATATCCAAATAAAGTCTATTTTGACGCTTATTAAATCTAATTTGCTTATCAGTAGTTAAAAGAAAGTCAATATCTTCAAGATATGATTTTGTCATTGCATACTGAAGAAGATTTATAGAATTGAAGTGGTATAAATCATTGAGGAATAATTGATATTTAATACTAAACATTCCTCCGGAAATGGAACTTGTATCAAATTTAAATATTTTTTCTATCCCAATTACAGAATCTGGTACTTGAATAAAATTTGATGATTCGTAAAAATTAAATGTTGTTGCTCCAACTCCAGTAGAAGTTCCTGTTGTAGTTACTATGCCAACACCATCCGTACCTTGTGCTTTCCCCCTGTTTATATCATCTTCCGTAATTTTATATTTTAAATACATTCTTTCAACACCATCAAAATGACGTTCGTTGAAATATTGTAG